TGAGCCCGCCGCTTCGCATTTTCGCGCTGTTGAGCTGGTGCGTGATGTAGCCTTTTATTAGTCCTGTCACAAAGTCCGACAATGCCAGTCCGAGGACGATTGCCAGCATTATTAAGTACTGCATATCAATTACCTCCCTGCAAAGCGAGCACCATTTCGTAAAGCTCCTGGTATGACGGTCTGTACGGCTGATACGCCTGCGAAATATCCCAGCCAGCTTTTGTACACACCATAGGCTGCATCGTGATGTCGAGCGTCTGCGAAGCCCTGACTACGATTGTCGACTCAAAGCTGTCTGTCCCGTTATAGGTAAACTCAGTTCCGCCCTCGTAGTTGGTATATGTCGTATCCCCGACCTTTACGCGCAGGTCAAACGTCGCGGAGCTGCCACCGGGACAGCCTGAGAGGACGTATGTACCGGCAGGGACGCCGGTATAGTTCTGCACGAGGTATAGAAGCGACTGAGTATTTGTGCCGTCGCTCGTTATCGTGATAGACCTGTCTGCGTTGACCGTATAGGTTACGCCGTTTACGGTTCGGGTATATGCCGTGTGGTTGAGCTTGTTCTTCGCTCCGCCGTCCACAAGCTCGATGAGGGCATCTGTATTCTTCGTCACTTCTCCGAGCAGAACGGCTTCCTGCTCGTCAATTTCCGTCTTCGTGTAGCGCTTAGCAAGCTCTTCGTCGAGGATGTCAGCATTTTCGTTGAAAGGGCGCTGGTCTGTCGGGTCTGTATCGTCTGGCTTTTTCAGGTGATAATTCGTTGTTTCTGTCATCTGTATTCCTCCCATTTATAAGTCTTAGTTTCCGCCCAGGTGAACGGACGGATACCGAACCACGTTCTTGCCTGAGCGAGCCGCAGTTTCTGTAATTCCTCTTGCATTGCCGCGTTCGCCTTGTCCTCGGCAGAGTGTCCGGAAGTAAGCGTACTGCCGAGATACGTCGGACGTGTAACGCTGCTCTGCATATTACCGAGCGTCATACTGATTATCTCACCGGTCAGCTCATTGCGTTCGATCTCGACTATCTTCTGCTTCGTCGATATGTCCAGCTCCGGACAGTATATCGTGCCGCTGTCGCCGTAGCGATAGTTCTGCAATTCGAGGAAATCTTTGTACTTCGGGTCGCTTTTGAGTGCTGCCATTTTGACTTTATACGTCACCTTCGGCACAAAGCATTTATCTGCAAGAGCCTGACCGTCAGACACAAGGCGCTCGTATGAGCCGTCGTACTCCGCATAGTTAAACTTTGCGACTTTTACTATCTGATGATGTACAGCCCACCATATCGTGCCTGCATATGACGCAGACCAGAAACCGCCCCAGTTGTCGTAGCAATATATCAGCGTACAGAAATCGGAGTAGTCGACCTCCTGTGAGATCTCGACCATATCCAGACTGTAACGCAGATTAAACGCATCGTCCTTCGCGTAAGCCATACGCGGACTGATAATGAGCTCGAAGTTGTCACGGTAGAGTTCTCCGCCGAGACGGTTGAGGAGACTGTTATCGAGCCCGATAAGCAGGGCGAGCAGTGATGCAGGGGCAAACTTGTCCGGCGGAAGAGTAGTATCGCCGTGAGCCGAGATGCTGAAATTGTACGGAGGATCATATCCCGTCGAAGGATAGAGGTGCGCCCGTGCCTCGGAAATAAACTGCGCCGGTGTTCCGCCCGTGAACTCGAAATCAAAGCAGGACTCGTCCGCGAGGTCAGTCGTGATGTGCTTAGCCTCGACCTCGATGTATCTGCCGCTGCTGTCGATGTACGGCTTCTGCCGCTTGATGCGGAAGAGCTGACCGTCGACTTTCAGAACGTTGACAACGAGCAGATTCCGCCACTTGCCCCACTGATCTATCGGGTGCAGCAGCGTTATGTCCCAGCGGTCGTCATTGTGTATTGAGACGCAGCTTGTCGGGTGCAGGATAGCCAGTCCGTTAGATGTAAAGCCGCTCTGAGGCTCGTTTTTGTCGTATACTCTTATTACATTTTCCCGGAGTTCGGGGTAGAGGTTGATGTACGGGATACCCCTGAGCAGCTCGTGCCACGGATAGCCGTTGTTATGCGCTCCGTCTATTCGCCACATTGCCGCAGGGTATGGAGCACTGAAAGCCGGCGCAGGCTCTATGCCGTTGGAGGGGTACTCACCCTCAACGCCTGTCCACGGAGCGTAAGTAAACGACTGTGTCGGTGCTTCATACGGCTCTGCCTCTGAGCCTTCGTTTAACATTATTTGAGCATCATACTCCGACGACCAAGTGTAATATACCACGAGATGTGTGTCAGCTGACCCGGTTGTAAATGTGATCGTGTTATAGCTGTCTGCAAGCCACCACTGACCTATCGTGTATATCTTCCCTGATGAGTTTTTTACGTCTGTGAAAAAAGTTGCGACTCTAAATCGAGATGTGTTGGTAATTCTTGTTAGAGTGTATGTTGTATTCGGCTTTAAGTCCGCAAAATACGAGGCGTATGTATTATCATCAATGGTGCTGTAATAGGCAAGCGCGCCGTCAACATATGCAATATAGCGCCCTTTTAAGTAGTTACTATACAAAAGATTCATCAACTACCACCTACCACTTCCGGCACTATCACAAGCCCTTGTGAAGCAAGGTATTCGGGCGACTTTATTTGCTCAGTATTACACTGAATGAAGTTACTGCTTATCGTTCCCGTGGTGGTTATTACAGAAGTATCTATAGCACACTGAGCACCGTTTGAGTTTGTGATATTTTGGTCTGTATTAATTGTTGCTGTTATTACGGTCAAATATGAATAATTGAAATTAATATAATCGGAATAATTTGAAACATACACCTCAAACTCCCCATCTATATAACAACGATTGGCTCGTAACTTTATCTCATAGAAAGAACCTGTCAGTGTGAAATGACAAGCATCAACAGGTATTTCAAAAGCGACTCGTCCACCCATATTTCCAATACCAATATGCCCTTCTACTCTTACAGAACACTCGGACATTCTGAAAAACTCAGGAGTAGATGTATTAACCGTAAAGTTTTCATTTCCTATCAACTTGATGGTAATATCCGACTTAAAAAATGCCACTCGTGAAAATACATAAGCGTTAGCGCCGTAACCGCCCCATTTATTCTCAGCTGTCCAGTTTTCGAGACTAATATTGATAAAGGTAATCCAACGCACGTAGCCGCCGCATATCATACCACTACTCGAATTGTCGTGGAGAAGCGCATTGCGTATGGCATAACCGTTGCCGTTGATTGTGTAGTTATGCTGATTCGCCTCAACTCTTGTTATTCCTTCGGGATATTCATCGTTGAGGTCTATGTCCTTTGTCAGGTTGATCGTGGTATCTTCTGTGCCTGTTGTAAGGACAGCTACGATCTCGTCCCACGTTGATACGTTTACTTCTGCCATATCACACCCACCTCTCTTTCACATTTATCTCCGCTGCCGAGACAGTGCCGACCAGCTCCACGCCGTTTTCTCCGGTATGCAGCAGCGGATAGTCATTAAATGTCCGGGCATTGATAGATATCATCTGATCGCTGTCATTGACGTAGTATGCGACCTCGTCCTCGCAGTTGATGATGATCTCCTTCCCCTGCTCCGCTTCGTTAAGGCTTACGATAAAATCAAGCCCGTTCACGCGGACCGTCACCTGCTCCCCTGTCGCCGTAAAGCGTATTTCAGGGGCGCTGAAGATACTGCCGGCGTTATTGATGAGATTGAGACCGGAAGCAAGAGTGACGACCGTCGGCTCGACAGCGTGTGCGAACGGCTCGCAAAGGAAGCTTATCGGGAGCTCGGCTGTCCGAAGTGCGACCGCCTCGGGGATAAGCGGATTTACGTATACTTTGAGGTACTCTTCCGGGCGGCTGCTGAGCTGGAGCGGTCCGTATCCGGATAGAGCTGCATAGATCTCATTGAGCTTCTCGGTGTCGGTGATAACGGTATTGATAGTCATATTCGCGTTTGCATACGTTTTTGACTCCTGCATTATCTTCCGGGTCCTGCCCGGTGCTGATATCTCGCTGACCTCACGCGCCCAGGAAGGACGGAAGACCGGACGGGATACCAGCAGCCCAAGCGACCGGCTGTCTATCCCATTGAAAAGAAAATAGCTCATCAAGTCAGTCCTTTCGATATTTCAATCGACTTGCGCTCCGCAGCGAGACGTTCGCCGAGCAGTCGCACGTCGTAGTCATTGCTGACGTTCGCGTAAACCGTCACGTTTTCGTAAAATACAGTCTGACCGGCTGCTTCTGAGACAGCGGTGTTCCGCGCGTTTTTCGTAAGCGGTGTTATTTTCACGCCGCCGTTCATCACCTGCACGAGCTCCGGTCCGGCTTCGGCGATGATGCCTTCGTGTCCGATGCCGATAAAGCCGCCGGTGGCGTTAAATGATCTCAACTTCTCGCCGCGCCTGTAGCGTGCATCACTCTCGCTGTTGATACTGTTCTCGTTGATTAGGTCGTTCGTAGCGTAAAGATATTGTGTAACAACTGATTTGTAACTGTCACCGAATACCTCGCCGACGTTGTATCCCTGCTCCGCCGCCCATTCGAGGAGGAGTGATATATCAAATCCCGAATTGAGTTGTGCCTGATACTTTGCTGTAAACTCGCCCGTAAAGAGCTCACCGACATTTATGCCGCTGTTTGCTCCCCATATAAGGAGCTCGTTGATATCATATCCTGCATCGAGCTGCGACTGTACAACTTTCGTATAGTCTTCCCCGAAAATATCTCCGACGTCAATTCCTGCTTCGTTGGCCCAAGCTGCAAGTTTGGTTATATTAAACCCGTTATCAAGGATCTTCTGGATCTGACTGTGGAAATTATCCGAAAGAACCTCCGACTGCTGCGCTCCTGCTCTCATTCCGAGTGTAGCTGATTCTGTGAGCTTTTCTATGAGCTCGTCCGCATCCTTCTGAAGGAGCTTCGCATTTGAATTGCTGGCGAGCTCGAAGGCGGCGCTGACCTTGGTAATGCTGTCCTCGTATGCCTTCTGAGCTTCCTTGTTCCATTCCTTAGCGCTTGCAAGCTTTTCTTTGTCAGCATCTCTCTGAGCAGCAAGGATCTTTGTAACACGGTCGTATTCGCCATTTGCAAGAGCATTCTCGGCGTCCTCATATTTGTCAAAGTATTCCTTTACTTCCTTGTACTGCGCTTCAAGGGCGGTCCTCTGTGATATAAGTCCTTCTTGCTCATCTGTACCAAGCAGCTGTACGGCTGCTCTATACATATCGTTCTGGACAACATTCTTGACTGTGTTCTTGGGTAATGCTTCATAATCACTAACAGTCTGCTGGAGCTGATTCTTTATCTCATCATCGGATACGTTCAGGTCTCTCCCTGTTAGTTTTTTATAGTTTTCGCGGTAACTTCTGAGGGATTCCTGCTCCTTGGCGTAGGCATCCAGGTAGGTGGATTTTATATCGTTCTCATTTTGCACCATAGTTGAGAGGTTGCCTTGATATGAGTCAAAGTAAGCTTCTGCTTTTTTCTTCTCGATAACGTTGTCAATTTCTCTCGCAAGTGTCTGATATCCTTCGATCTGGTCCCCTGTAAGCCTGTATTCTGTCCCGAGCGCCTCGTTGAGCTCGCCGAGGATGTAGTCAGCTCTTATCTTGTCTTTGTCTTTGACGTTTCCGCTTGCATCAGCAAGCTTGTCAAGTTCTTCCCAAAGGCTTTCGACTTTCTCCGCTTCATAGTCGGCGCTGTTTGCGGAATTCTCAAAGGCTTCCTGTACTCCATCTATGCTGCTTCCGATTTCTTTTATCTTGTCATTCGTCGCGCTGAAGCTATCCGATATTTCCTGGTTGATCCTATCAATGACCGGAACATATTCGTCCTTTGCCTTTTTGATTACGGAGTATGTCTCAAGCAGAATAAGGCTTGCCACGCCAGCGCCAGTGACCCAGTAGAGCTGTGTTGCTGACTGTAAAGCCTTCATCTGTACCTCTGTCATTCTTCCGGCAGATGTAAGTGCTTCAAACGCCCTAACTCCTTCCCTTGCCATAGTCGCTATTTTCCACGAGGCTACTGCGATCCCTATCTCCTCGGCAATCGGCAGTATCACCTTCGCGGACTTTTCGATTTTTGGAAGAGCTTCGATTCCCTTGTCAAGGTATTTTTCGACCTTGGGAAGATAGTTCTCTGCAAGAGTTGCCAGCTCAAGCTTTATATTGTTGAGCATTACTTTAACTTTATCAGGAGCATCGAGCGTTGACTCGAATGTGTTCTTTACCACATCCCCCATGCCCTCATAGCCTTGGATAAGATCATCGACCGAGAAGCGCTCCTCTCGTATCGCATGAGTCATCTCCGCTGCGCCCTTCTTTCCGAAGAGCTCTGTGGCAATCTGGAGAGCTTCAGTCTCCGTTTCGGCTTCCTTGATTCGCTTTATTGTGCCGCTGAGGGCTTCGGTCATCGTCTTGCCCTCGGCTGTTGCGCTCTGCTGTGCCTTTTTCAGACCGGCAAGTGCTGTGCTTGTCTCTATTCCGTTCGCTTCAAACTGTCCGAGGAGTTCGGCAGACTGCCTGATATCGAGGTTCATTTCCTTGAAGGTCACCGCGTTACTGTACAGCTCAGCTTCGAGGGCACTTGCTTCTTTGCCTGTGCGCTGCGCCACCGATGTGATCACGCCGAGGACGTCGCCCGTATTCTTGGTATCTTCCCCGAACGCTTTCATAATTCCCGCGACGTTTTTCACGCTGGGCGCGACAGAGGTGCTGTTGATCGTGGCATACTGGACGAAGTGCTCTGTGAGTGCTTGCAGCTCGTCGTCTTGAGCACCAAACCTTGTGGTTATCTCTCCCGTGGCTTCGCCTACGACATTCATCTCGACAGGGAGGGCTTTATAAACATTGTCTGCAACCTTTTGCAGGGATTCAAGCTTCTCGCCCGTAGCTCCCGTCTTGGTTATTATAGTGTCATATCCCTCGTCGATTTCCTCCCAAGCCTCTTTTGCCGCAGACATAAGCTTTTCAAAGCCGTCAACTGCAAGCTGTGCAACTGCTCCTTTGAGTACCGTAAAGCCTTCCGACGATGATTCTGCGGAGTCTCCCATCTTGCTTACGTCATCAGAGGTTTCTTCCGAAGCCTCACCGAGCTCTTTGATGTGCTTGTCGGTCTCAGCAACCTGTTCCCCAAGCTTCTCAGTTTCTGCGCGAGCGCTTTCAAGTTCTCGCTGATAGGCGCGGTACTGCTCCTCACCGATCTCCCCATTCTGGAACTGCTTTGTGACCTGCTCCTGCGCTTTTTCAAGCAGTTCGAGCTTTGCCCTTGAACTCTCGAGAGCCTTGTTCAGCAGTTCCTGTTTCTGCTGCCATAGTACAGCAGAGTCAGGAGCTTCTTTCAGTGCACGGTTGACCTCGGACATTTCCTGCCGGGCTTTTCTGCCGCCTTTTTCGACATTACTCAGTGCGGTTTCGAGCTTGGTGGTGTCGCCCTCATACTGTATCGTAATGCCCTTAATCTTCTTGTTCGCCATGGTTCACTCTCCTTATAACACTCGATTCTTTCAAGCTGTCGCGGTCCGGTTCTGTCTGCAACATACACTTAGCGTGACGAAGCTTTTCTATGCCCGCTTCCGTTCTGCTGTAATTCCATATGATCGCATCGCGGAAGAGCTTCCAGAACTCCGTGATGCGGAGCTCGTACACTTCGAGGAAGCTCATTCTCGCATACTCGGCAACAGCCTTGATGTGGGTCGTTGTGCAGTTGTAAGGGAGCTCCTCGGCGTCACTGTCAGGCTCGATGCGCGGAGCTTGGTACGTGGGAGAGGTCTTGATGCTTGCAAGCCACTCATTTAGCTTGATCTGCACGAGTATTATATCGGCAGCGATAAGCTTTTCTTTTACGTTGACCCCCTGCTGATTGCGTGAGAGATAAGCTGCGACCGCTTCGATAAGTTCCGAGTTTGTTGCTGAGCTGAGGATACCGTCGCATTCTCTGACGGTCGGCTCTCCCATAATAAGCTCCTCGGCGTTGGCTCCGGCGAGCTTGTACCTAAAAAACTGCATATTCCCTCCTTACGACAAAAGGCGAGCCGAAGCCCGCCCCCTCTGTCTTATCATTCAGCCTCGCTCGGGACTGTTTCTTTTGCTTCATCGACCGCACGGATAAGCGGTTCTCCGCGACGGTTCCTGCTTGTGGAAAGCTCGTCAATGCGCTTCGCAGCAGGCTTTAAGCCTCTCCGCGGATAAGTGTCTCCGACGTTGTACATATGTCCTCCGTCCTGCAAGTCGGTAAAGAACTCGATTACTTCGTACTTCATACTCAAGCCCCTGTATCGACCATATCCTCATCGAGGACAATAAGATTACCTTCACTAAACGGTTCCGCCTGTACTCTCGGAGTGATAGTCGTAGGCTGACCTGGCTTGTAAGCTGCTGCAAAGCCGTTGATATTCTTTCCGATCATTGTGTAGCGTACATCACCCTTGACTTTGTCCTTGTGAACGGCACGGAAAAGATATGTCTTGCCATTATCGTTTGCTGCACCGCCGATAAGAGTGCGGCGCTTTGCGCTTGAGCCAGTGCCCGAAATAGTCGCCGACGCCGTAGAGATGAGCTTGGTTATGGTATTCCCGTTCCAGGTGATGTAGCCCCAGCTCATATATGCATTGTCCTCGGTCATTTCGGAGCGCGACGCCTTGCCGTCGTCGGACTTCGCGGTGTACCAAGTCGCTTGATACTCAACCTCACCACCGTCCTTAGTTCTTCCGACGAAGTTGGCGTCGATTTCGATTTCGTTGTCTGCGGGTATATCTGATACAGATGAGCCCGTCCACTCCATGATATACAAATCAACGGAGCCGAGCGGGATCCTGTTTATCTCAGGTTTCATTGTTGTTGCATTATCAGGCATTGTTTTCATCCTCCTCTATGGATTGTATCGTGCGAAACGCGAATACAGTCATTATCAGGTTCTCGCCATCTAACGCTGTATCTCCCGCCTTGTCTATCTCAACGTCACGGAAGAGATTTTCAAGGCGGCGTTCCAATTGCGGGTTCTTTTTCGGTGAATACAGTTCTACCGTAATTTCGACATCACGGTAGAGATTATAGCCGTCGGCTCCGAGGATATCGGTATCCGACTCGTAGTATACCGCATACGGTGGAGTCTGCGGCGTTTTGAACTGCAAATATGCAACAGGTATTCCGAGGGTAAGAAGCTTTTCTTGAATCTCAGGTAGTTCCATTATAATTCCTCCAAAAGCTTGTCAATCTTTTCCTCGGCGTGCTTCTCGGCAGCCGCTATGTGAGGTATAGGCGGGGCGTTGCCGAGCACTCTGCCGGTCCCGTTCCTCACAAGATGCCCGTGCTCAAGCAGATGCGTCAAGCCGCCTTTCTGATTGTAGACGGTAACGCGCTTCACACCACGCTCTTTTTCGACAAGGCATTTCCACTTTTTACGGTAATTACCTTTCTTGAGCTTCTTGCTCTTGCCTTTATAGACCGGGGAGGTACGCTTGAGCTCCTCGACAGTTTCCTTCCCGATTGTCTCAAGCCCTGTTTCAAGCTCTTCGACGACTTCCTCGGTCATTGTACGTGTCGCTTCTGCAAGCGCTTCCGCAAATTCGTCGGGAGTAATAATATCACTCATGAGCTTCCTCCCTTCTCGCCTTTATCAAGAGCAGAGAATCAGCCTCAGCGATATTGTCAATGTGCTTTATGTCGTAGACTGAGCCTCTGTAACAGATTCGGAAACCATCTGTTGATAGCTCCGCGAGCTTTGAGCAGTACCGTATCTTGAAGCTCTTAATGCTTTTGTCGCGCGGTTCGCGTGCAACAGAGACTTCATCGTCTGATACATTCGCTACAGCAGCCCAGCAGGAGTGAAAATCGCTCCACTCCTCAACCTGGTTGCCGACGGCATCGAAGTCGTCAGGCTCGCTCCGTTTCTGAATGGTTATCCGCTTGTCAAGGCGTCCGACATCCGTATCAAGCTTCATCGTCGCTCGCCTCCTGCTCCGCCTGCAACTGCGCTATAATTGACCTCATAGTGTACTGCGCCTTTACTCCTGCCTTTTCGACCGTAAAGCTACGCTTTTCGTACAGCTCGGTGATTATTGCAAGGGCAAGAAGCTGTACGCGGGTGTCTTTGTAGTTGCAGCTACCTACTGCGGCTTTGATGTACTCCTCTGCCGCCGACATCATCAGTGTAATGATGCCATTATCATCGTCAAAGTCGACCTTCAAGAAAAGCTTTACTAATTCTATATCCATAAGGGCCTCCTCTCTGACGATTTATTATGTGCCACTCGGCTGTTCCTCATTGGAAGGCGCTGCCTGTGCGGCAAGAATCTCGGCGATGATATCAGCCTTCTTCGTTGCTGTCAGTGTGATTTCCAGCTCCTCTGCGAGAGTTCTAAGCTGGTCTACGGTGAGCGCCTCGAGTTCTTCCTGAGAGAGCTCTCCGTCACTGTTGGTATCAGCGGCGGATAATGCTGTCTCGGTTTCCTCTTCAGGCTCCTGCTCACTGTCGGAACTCTCGCTCGTTATTCCCCCAGGCTCAGCTTGCCGAAGCAGTAGCACTTATCGGAGGAATCAGCCTGTACTACATCTACCCACTCAATAAGGCGGCAGATTGTTGTATTGCTCATGAAGCCAGCTTCCTTAGAAGATGCGAATGAAATGATATCCAGATCGACGAACTGAACGCCGTCCTCGATATCACCATAGTATATAGGAGCGACATTGTTTGTCGTATCGCTCGGAATCATAGCGTTTGAATATACTTCGATAGGATAGCCCATAAAGAGCTTACGTGTAGGCTGTGTCGGATCTGGCTGAAGTACAGGTCTACCGTTAAGGTCAAGTGCCTGATCAAGCACATTAAAGCCGTCCTGATTGGTTACGATCTTTGTGTTATAAAGCGAACCAGGATCGAGGTCAACATTGATAGAAGCCTTAAGTGCTGCCCAGCCACTGAGATTCTTTGCAGTCTTGTTTGCTTCAAGCTTTGCCTTTGCCATAGCATTTTCTGTGATAACTGCTTTTTTTGCGAATCTTCTCACGATGTATGCGATAAGGTCGTTATCAGTAAGTGAGAGAAGTGTGTTGGAAATCTTAATGAAAGCACCTTTTTCTTTGAGCGACCAGCTCACAGGACTGAATACAGGATCAGTCGCATATGTGCCGTCAGTACCGTCTGTAAAGTCGATAAGGCCTTCTGTTTCATCATTGTCTGAAGGATAGCTACCTGTGAGAGCTTTGGTCTTAATGTAACCACACACGTCTCTGAGGCTCTTGAACTGGCGCATCTTCTCGCGTATTTTTGTACGAATATCCGGCGGGAGAATATAGCCCTCACCGTGCTCGCCGTTAGGATATGTTACCGATGGAAGGAGCAGAGCATCTTCTGCTTCTGTAAGCTTTGTTCCCGAGAACTTCTTGAGGGCTGCACGGATAAAGGAAGCGTTTTCCTTTGTCTTAGTAGCGTCCTTAGTGCCTTCGGTTGCCTGAGATGCCTGAGGCACCTCGATACCCGCTGAGAGCTTATCAAGAGCCTTCTGCTTCTCGATCTTGTCAGCAAGCTCCTGCGCCTGCTTCTGCATCTTGTCAGCGTTCTCAAGATCGTCCTTGTCGAGATAGTCCTGAGCTGTGTTGATGATTACTGCAAGCTTT